CTTAATCCGTTCCAAAACATCCCTATTAGCTTCTAATATTTCATCAAAAGAAGGAATAGGCATCCACGCAATTTCTTCGTAATACATTGCCGATTTCGCCGCCCAATTTCCATTTATATAAATATTTCCCGATACAAAATATTTATCATGATGTTTCATTCTATTAAGAACTAATACTTTTTCTTTGGATTCCGGCAAACGTTCTTCTACACTTATCCACGAAAAATGTTTTTCCATCCATTCTGCACCACTGACAAAAGCCTGTTTTACGTCTCTTACTTCTGCATAATCGCTGTCCTCTGCTTGGGCGGTATATATTGCCGCCGCTTTTTCAATATCTTCTCTTTTCATAAATCAAAATCAAATTTCTGTTGTAATACTTCATCGGCATAGAACTTGTCAAATGACTTTCCGCTTATCCACCAATTGAAACCTGTCTCTGCATCGGTAAAATTGTGATAGATATATCCATTGTCAATCAACCACTGGATAACCTTAACCCAATTCCTTTTAGCGTGCGGGTATCTTTGCATGTCTTTCACCTTTTGGCGGTAACTTGCCATCGGGCAGAGAATACAGCCAATACGCTTGTAGCCTTCATCATATAGTTTGCAATGCGGTACTTTTATTACATCATTCAAGAACTTCCACACATCACGCTCCGACCAGTAGATGATGGGCGAAACTAATATCTTGTCACTTCCTCCTACACAAGTCACCATTGTTTCTTCGTGTTCTTCCCATTGGTCGAATGTTCCGCTGAACGACGCTTTCCCGTTCTTCCCGGTCTCAAATTCGTTTCGTTTCTTCCTACGGGAACTTTCTTGTTTTCTAATTCCGATTAAAGTAACCTTCCCAACTCCTGAATATTCTTTGTATTCGGCGCAACACCAACGTAAAGTCCTTGTGGGCAATATATATTTCTTTTTTGCCATTTCGTAGATGCTTATCTTAGGTTTGATAAGCTCCACGTCCGGATATTGCCGTCTGACAAAACGTATGACCTCCGGAGGGTCTACGCTGGTCAGATTCATGTGTGCTTTAAACTTCACACCGGCCATTTGCGCGATGTGGTAAAGGGCTTGGCTATCCTTTCCACCGGAGAAAGCCAAATAGAACCCATTTTCGGGGTCTAAACGCAAGGACATGGATTCAGCCTTGCGCAACAAGGCAATGGAATAGTCTATCTTTTTATCTAAATTCATAATTCAAACAATTCTTTTTGTACATATACATCGCCGTTTTTCAGTCTCACTTCGCCCAGACATTCTTCCCGAAAGCGTTTTTCCTGCGCATCGAAATATTCTTTGTCTATCTCGGTTCCCCAAAAATCAAAGCCCATTTTGTAAGCGGCTATCCGGCTGCTCCCGCTACCCAAATGAGTGTCTAAAATCCTATTCCCTGGTTTAGCAAATGTTTCTAATAGGAATTTATATAAGGCGACCGGTTTCTGCGTCGGGTGTATCCTCACCTCTTTATTTTTCATATCCTCTTGTAGAAATCCGCTCCATCTAAAAGCAAACAATTTCGCAGATTTATTAAAAGAGGTCCACGCTAATTCACAGTCCGCAAAATCTGATTCCCCGTTTTTCTTATCCCATACGACCCAGCACGGACTATCATACGGTATTTGTGATATAAAATGGTTTGCACCGAATATTATTTGATTCTTTGACACTCTCATTAATTCATCAAATAAATGTTTTTGGGGTTTAGCTCTATCCCATGTTTTAGGCGTGTACTGTTTTGCTTTTGCTCTATTGCCTCGCGAATGGTTTTTTAATCCATCTTCACCTATCCCGTAGGGAGGGTCTATTATTGCTAATTCATAAAAAGCGTTTGGAATATCTTTCATATACTCCATACAGTCCATATTATATACTTCACTTATCGGCATAATTCTATTGCTTTAAATATCTCATAGGCTACCTGCGGCACTATTGCATTTCCGTAGGCTTTCACGGATTCTTGCCTCCATTTAGAAAAGGTAATACCGTCCAATCTACCGGAAAGCCCATCATCTCCGATACAAATCGGGGATTGAGTTGGGAAGTTTTGCCACGTTGTGCGTATACATCCGAAAGATTGTTTGTTAAATGATTCCTTTTTCGTCTCTGAATGCTTTCCATAGATGCGCTCCCCTTGTAATCCCTTGCTGTTGGTGTCGGTAACATCCCGCGGAAATCCATCCAATCCGTTAAACCGTTCGCACCGGCCTCCCCTTTGTCCCGACATCGCAGCCCTTTCGCGCCTCTCTTTTTCAATTCTGCAACTCGTTCCGCATGATGTATATCGGTCGCCATCGGTGTGGGAAGAAGTTCCAACGGCATAAATTCCGTTTTTCCCTGTGAATTGCATCGTTTCAGTCCCTGCGTTTGTACGGTGGGCAATAAACCAAATTCTATCCCTTCTGTGCGGCGCTCCGACGGCACAAGCCGGAATAAGTAACGGTTGGACGGCATATCCTTCACGCTCAAGGTCTCGACAAATGGTTTCGATAACATATTCTTGTCGGTGCAATACTCTTTTTCGGTAATCCTCTCCGAATAGAGAGGCCTGACCTCCCACTTCAACCTCCGCGCCGGGCTGTACCATCGTGAGGATTCCAGCAACATTCTCACCAACGACCCAAGTTGGCCGGATTTCCCGTATAGCCCGGAGCATTTGAGGCCAGAAGTAACGGTTATCATCCGCTCCTTTTCTTTGTCCGGCCAAGCTGAAAGGCTGGCAAGGGAATCCTCCGGAAAGCACATCGATTTTCCCCCGCCATTCCTTAAATATTTGTTTTGTAATATCTCCATAATGTACACTATTAGGGAAATGATACTCTAAAACCTTACGGCAAAAAGCATTTATTTCGCAATCAAAAATATTAATCCATCCCAATAAGGCGGCAGCATAATCAAAACCACCTATTCCACTAAATAAACTTGCATGTGTCATTTATTCAAATCCGAAAAGGAAGTTCGGCGTACAATCGCATTCATGACAAATAATATTAATCCATTCCGGTTTAATTCTTTGCGTCTTTCCTCTGCATAAATTTGACATGTTTACGCGTTGCGTGTTTTCATTCGCGCCACTAAATAACTTTTTCGCGATTTCTTGTTTTAACACTTTCTTTCCGTTAGCCTCTGATTGGGCAATAGCTTCGTTTACTTTCAATCTCATTTCTATAAGTTTTAAAAAATTCTTGGTTTATCATTAATATATAGTCCGCAATTAGGGCACATTTTTTCTACCCATTTAGGCGGCTCTTCATCATCATATAAACTGCATTCGTAATCCGTAACCTCCATAAAAGAACCGCATTCGGGGCAGTCCCCATCACCTAATAATGTTAGATTCATTAAGGCCATATAATCACTATATTTTATACGGCTTATTCCCATATCTTTAAACACATCTAATATATCTAATATCAATGTATCTAAATCTATACATTCTCGGAGAGTTTTACCGAAATAAAAAGAATCATTTATTAATATATCCCATTTCGGGCAATAATCAATAATAATACTTGATATTGTTTCCGGCGTTTTACTGGCTCTGCCTGCCAAATGCTTTAAATTCTTATCGTCTTTTACTTTCATTTCTCTCCCTTTCCTTTGACTATGCAAATTCAATATTTAAATATAACATGTGCAATTTTATTTTTAACCACTCGTATAAATATATAATTTTTATATTCATGATAGAGGATATATAATTTAATATAGTATCTTTGTGGCGTCTATAAAATAAAACTCTCTTTTTCTTGGCTGATAGGTTTTTCTTTGTTGTTTACCTATCAGCCTTTTATTTGCCTTATTCCCATATCAGTTATTTTTTTGTTTTCCGGAAACCCGTCCGGTCGGTTGTTGTCTAAACTTAGAAAGCTTTGGGCTTTATAGCTTCATTTAATCGGATACCGAACCCTCATTAAACCCTTCGGAGATACTGTCCTTCTTTCTCCTCTTACGGCTTTCGCCTTATAACCGGTCGTTTTGGATACTCTTAGTCAACCGGTGGGGGCTTTCTTTGTTTGACACTACAAAGATAGTGCATTTATTTTAAACGCGCAAATTTTAGATTAAAAAAAGAGGGATTTTTTTCAAAAAAAAAATAAGTCATTAAAATAACACTTATTTCAGGCGAATTTTAAATTTAAGCTACTTTCTAATCGAAACAATGTATTTATATACCCCCAACAAGAAAAATGCCTTAGAATTGATTTTTTAAAGCCAAAATAAGAAGAGGGCGGAAAACCGCCCTCCACTAATACCTAAAAATAGATGATGAAAAAACTTCTTAACTATTAACTAAGCACTACAAAGATATATTTATTTCCGGATAGATACAACTTCTACGCCTTTTATTTCTGTATATGGATTTTTAGAGACTATATTAAAGCTTCTTTCTTTTATCTTTTTTGTTTTCCATAAGAAGCCTAAAAAACGCTTATATATAATAGTCTCGTACAATATTAAACTATCCCTTATTTGAATGTCTCCTATTAAGGTATCGTTATATACGCACGCCTCTATATTGGTCCATGAATCACGAAAAGATACACAAGGTATCAATTTGTAGGCCGTATCGCCTGGTATATATATAAGGCTATCTTTTACCTGTGCTCTAATCTTTATAATAGTTTCGGCTTGAATCTTACTAAAATTTTGTAGTTCCTCATTTTTCCGCTTTAGTTTGTTTATTAAGTCTGCATCTTCCTTCATGAACCTTTCGTAATCCTGAATGGAAAGCTCCAATACCCCAACGCGTGCAGCATTCAAACTATCTAAAGCCCGATAATACTTCACATCGTTCAATAATACCGCGTTATTACGTTTATAGGTGTCTCTATCGTGTTTTAGTTGGCTTACTCTTACATTAAGGAAATAAGCCACTAAAACAACAACTAAGACACCTAATATTATTATTATTTTCTTCATTCTTTAATCGTTTGACGTTGCAAGAACCTCCAGCACTTCCGACATATTAGCATCGACAATAAGGTTAATATACACTCCATTTTATAAACGTCTACTTCGATTCTTTTAAATAACTCTTCCATAACAAACACTTTTAATAGTTTCAAAAATCACTTTACTAACTCTATTCCGTCCGTCTTCCGACTGAATAAAAGCACAATCTTTGCGGGTATCCATGAAGAAATTTTCCACTAACACCGCCGGGCATTTGGTGTGTTTTAATATATAAAATTGGCTTTCCTTGTCGGGGTCTCCGTCGCTTGTATCTTTGCGTATTTTCCAACCGTCCGGAGCAAATTCTTTTTCAGCCTCTTTATATAGTTCCGTTGCTATCAAATCGGCTTTTGTTTGGCCGGCGGACGTATAAGCCTCCCAACCGGTGCCACCGCCTGCGTTTGCGTGTACGCTTATAAGAAAGCATTTACCGGAGGTCTCTGAATATATCGCGTTTGCACGCTTACAACGTGCCGACAAAGATACATCTTTTGTCTCCGGTACTAATATTCTATACTGAATGCCTTCTGCCTCTAACATCGAACTAACACGCTTGACTATATCACGGTTGAACTCCCATTCAAACAACTGCGTACCATCGTCCCAAACCGGCGAACGCTTACCGGCTGTATCAATACCGTGCCCGTTGTCTAATATTGGTATAAAAACCTGTTTCATCCTTTGACCTCCTTTTTATTTTCCATTTCTTCGTTGTATCTCTCTATAATAGGCTTCCAGTACGAAGGCATAATGCGCGTAAATTCTAACCGGACTGCATGGTATATTATCCTTAATCCTATGTTTTGCGGATATGCTTTTACGTAGTTCTTCAAGCCATTGCACAAATATACATATAATAAAACATACGTAAGTGATTTCATTGCCATTAATGCACCTTTTAAGTCGCCACATTGAGAAATGGCAATATAAACAGCATATAACAAAACAATATACAGCAATAACTCGGCCAAAGAGTTTTTAAATTTTCTCATGGAGAAATTATTGCACCTTACTATACTAACACCGTCCGCACGCATGCCTGCAATGACATTAAAAGCAAACATCACAACCAAAGCGATAAAAAACCCCTTTGTCGGTGTGAAATAAGCAAGTATCGGACTAAATGCCGATACTGCTATAAATCTAAAATATTCCCAATCCATTTTCATATTTCAGCATAATGTATATTATATTTGCCATTACTACTATATTCAATACATAACATTTCTCCTGTAAGAATGCTATTACTGTCAAAATTTGAAGATATACGACTTTCAAAACATAAACCCCATTCTGTATTATTTACATACATCATCCCAACTAAATGTAATGTAAAATATAAATTACTTATGTCTCGTATCATATTTTTTTTACCATCTCTAAAGTCTAATACATCTTGTATAGTTATTCCCGCAGCATTTATTTCATCCATATTCATCGTACTACCTGATTTTGCTTTAAAAGAATCAATATTGACCTTTAACAATGGATTATAAATATTTTGTATAGGCGCGTCGGTTGTTATGGTCATTACCGTAAACTTGCTATTAGTAATAACCAATTTAATATAACGTCTTACTACCGAATAATTTTCCGGATTGGTGTACATAGTAGAGAAAACCAACTCCCCGTTATCATTATTACCACCTTGGAAATTACCTACCGTTTTCAGATTCCATACGATTAAGTCTTTTCGGACATTGTTTGATAGCACGCTAACAAATATCTTCCTATTATCTCGTATAGGTTTTTGTATTACGTCTATATAGGAGCCTCCAATCATAGATTCGATTTGTGAATCTATGCTTATCGTTTTTGTTCCGAACTCATCAGATTGCGTAAGTAAGTTATTAAGTACATATATATTCTTTGCTAAATTGTCAGCCTGTGTTGCAATCTCCTTAATTTGGTCTAAGAATACAGTAGTAACCGACCAATTAGAGTAATTTATACTTCCACCTACATTTGTTCGTGTAGCCTTTAAAGATATTACCTTTCGCCCCGTGGCTATTCCGGTAAATTCCAGTACTTGTTGTTGTTGTTGGTTTGTTCTTGCCAACGTCATAGGCACAAGTTCACTACTATTATTAAAATAGAAGAAACTTGTAATAGCATCTTGATATAGCATCAAAGCTATAAGCCTATCTAAAATAACTTTATCACTATCCGAAAGTGCGCCATTATTGGTCGGGATAGCTTGCATATACATTCTAAGTTCATAGGCTCTTTGTGCCCATGACCAGAAACCCTCCGATTCAGTTCTAATTACTGATGCGTTAATAAATGAGCATGTTGTAGCGCCGACTTCTTCCTGATATTCAAAATATTGTACTTTAGTCTCGCCTGCTTCGTTGTATTGTGTTATACGCAACATGCGAGCTACATACGTATTTTGCGCAGGGTACGTGCCTACATAGATATGTAGACCGTCTTCTATATTATTAAATATATCAAAATTGGCGTTTTTATTGAAATCGAAAGATTCAGCTAAGTGCTCTATTTCTACCCCTCCGCTATCCTTTAGAATATCCTGAATGCTTTTAGCGTTTGCAATACTTGTACCGCCATCATATCCTCCGGCATCAGTGAAATAGACTTTTCCTTCATTGGTTATAATCATAGCCGATTTACGTTTGTCATCGCTTGAACCGATACCAAAATTAAACAGACCATTTGCGACCACTGCGTTATACATACCGGCAACATGGCCGCCTACTTCTTCTGTCACTGTCCCCTGTCCTTCGGCATGAGCGTTCGCGGCTCCGGCCGTTGTGTCCTGTCCTTCCGCATGAGAATTATTTCCGACCGCCTCCGTTCTTAGGCCTTCCGCATGAGAATTATTTCCGACCGCCTCCGATTGGTTTCCTTCCGCATGAGAATTTAGACCGGAAGCCCCCGATTGGTTTCCTTCTGCGTGAGACTCAAAACCACTTGCCACCGTTGAATTTCCTTCTGCGTGAGAATTACGCTCTGTTGCTTTTGTATTATAGCCCTCTGTGTGCGAATTTGAACCACTTGCCACCGTTTTTTTGCCTTCCGCATGGGAATAATCGCCGGGCGCCTGTGTTTCACCCCCTTCGGCGTGTGACGCATCACCATCAGCCACAGTAATACGCCCTTCTGCATGCGAATTATTCTTGTTTGCATGGGTTTTGAATCCTTCTGCGTGGGAATAATCGCCGACCGCCTCCGTTTCTTGGCCTTCCGCATGAGAATTAACACCGCCCGCTGTATTATTAACATAATCATTAAACACTTCACCGCCTCCTTTAGAAACGCCTATAAAAATAGGTGTAAAATTCCATGCTGTACCGTTTGTACTTGTTAATATACCAAGTTGATTAACAGTAATAGTTGTATTTCCCGAATTTTTAAAATTCGTATAAGTACCTACTTCGGCGGTAATATAGAATGAATTTCCTTCTACCACAACGGGAACCGTACTTTTTGTAGCAATGCCTAAGAATTGATACTCTGGTCCCAATGTGTCCACCATTGATAATAAAACCGTCTGAAGTACATTTCCGGTTATCTCATAATTGCCGTTTTCCTTGATAACAGCTTTTATACTCTCTTTGATTTGGTCGTATGCCATAACTTTTAATTTTAGAGGTTATTAAATTCGTTTTCGTTTGGTTTAATATTAAAGTCGTTATTAAAGTCGTTATTAAAGTCGCCACGAAAGACGCTACCTAATTTCTTAACAACTGTATTAGTTTGGAACTCAATTTCTACGGAGGCTAAATCGCCTTGCGTTTCCCATTTTGGCGTAAATAGGAACGTATCACATTTATATAAACGTCCGAAACTATCCCTTATACTAATATGGTCACTTAACCGGATTAAACGCATAACATCGCAAAGGTATTCCGGCGCAAGGATATTAAACCGATATACTTTTTCCGAAAGTTGTTTAATCGGAAAGAAATAACCGTCCCTTTCTTCGCCTTCTTCCTCAAATGTATAATCCGGCTTTCCTATTTCAGTACAGAAATAAACGCGGTTTCTGAACGTCGGGTTTCTATATACAATTATGCCAGCGTCACAATATAGCGTATCATCATCGCACCACTCTATTGATAGATAATTTTCAGAAGCATTTATTATCGTAAATATGTCCGAATACCATGTATTAACGCCATCATTTAAAACGGCATAATACATTCCTATCGGTATTTTTTCCTGCAAGGGGAAATAAGCCGGATACACAATAACCTCCATTTTATCGGTATTTTCCGGCTTTGCTAATTGTAAGCCAGTTAGAACCATTTGTTCCGTTATATCCAAAACGAAAACCCCGTCTTTAGTATATAACTTAACGTTAGGGTTAAATACCTCGTTTGGCTTCCTCAATATCTGAAAGGGCAAAAGACTATGCGCAGGAGTAAATAACGGGTATATATTCCCGTAAGCATAACTTTTCCGGCTGTTTTGCCCGTCTATATTGTCGTACCACGGCAATACACTCAAATTATTATTTTCGTTCATATCTCCTCCGTATTAAATTTTAATTCGGCTTCCGCTGACCTACTCGACAAATTTACAGATAATTTGCTAATCTGACCATTTCCGACAAATGTTTTTATAATTCCGTTCGGGTTTATATCATCTTGCCCAATAGGAAATACTACTTTTTGTTTTTTCTTTCGTTCTATTCCCTTAACCGTGATTTCTTTTTCGTTGATTCTCGCCCGACGCGCTGGTAAATCATATATCCAGTATGTAGGCTGTAAATTCACAAAAGCAAGAAAGCCGTTTTGAAGCTCTGAAATCACATTATCAAACATTAAACTAACAAATGGTACTTTATATTGCCCGTCTACTAAGTTAGCCGCAAATATTGCGAAGCCGTCTTGACTTATATTATCAGGATTGCAAAGCATATAATCTATATCGGAAGTAAAATTAGACACCGTTATATCTTCTTTCTTATCCGCTTCTACATACTTACTTAATATCTCTATCGGATACCCGTTAAAAACTTTAGTGCAGTCGTCCATCCAAGAAAATTCATACCGTGAAGACATTTCCGGCTTATCAAACTTATACGAAGATTGGCCGAACGCAATCGGTTTATAATTCCGCTTGTTGGCGATTTGCGTTAAATCTAAAACCATCTCCGGCGATAAAACGTAACTACCACCGTTTTTAAAGTATAAAATATGCTCTATTCTTAATTTATCGTCCTCTATAAACCAATACAATTTATACGTATTTGCTAACATAGACATAATTTGCTGAAACGTAATAGGTGCCTTTTGTGCCGGTGTATTATATATCCCGTTTATTATGTTAGATTTCGGCGTTATTAATAACGTCTGATTCGAGGTTCCTGTTATCGGGTTTGTCGTACCGTATAAAAATTCACTGTATTCACTCGTAGGCAAATGAGTAACGCCCGGCGCAATCTGACCCAACAAAACGGATATAACACTCCATAGTGGGAAATTGTCGGGCACTATATATTCTTTACGTCCGTACTTCTCGAAAATACTATCCCATACCGAAGAACCCAACCAAACGGACGTATTTAACCATTTACTTTTCCCTAAAGGGTACATTTTGGCTAATGTAATAAGCACTGGAGGCGCGAAATATTGCCCCCATCCCGTTTTACCGTATTCCGTTGGCGTGTCTGAATAACGATTTGAGATATAAGCTATATCTACATCATACCCGATTGCATGAGTATAATTTTTATTATTCCCTACAAAATCATCCGTAGGAATCGGATGCGTTGTATTGCCTGATATTGTTTCTACATCGCATATTAAACGGGCATATATACTGTAAGAATACATATAGCCCTTTAATGTGCCTACCATTCCACTACCTTCTTCCGGCGTAAGCGTAAATTCTAAGGTATCTAATATTGGCGTACGGCCGTATATGTCTTTCTCAAAATAATATAGCCTCATATTATCCGTGGTCCGGACTAATGCTATTGCAACCCTATTAGATAACGGTCCTATTTCGCTATATCGTATGTGCAACCGATAAGTATTCAAATAAGGGTGCGACAAATCACCTTCATAAAAAACCGGCGTCGCGTCGTCAGGGTCTAATATCTGCATATTCCCGACATAATTACGGGCTAAATCTTCTAAAGCACCCCCTTCGGCGGACAAATCTATTTCCTTTAATAGCTGTGTGAAATAAAACCAATACTTAGTTTTTAAATCGCTTCTATTGTCCACCGCCGTTAATACGTCCTGCTCCCACGACATCCCCGATATAAAACATGAAATCTTATCATCGCCGGGAAGGTAGACTTGAATAATCGGGCGTTTTGTGATAGTTAGGCTTTCGATTTCCGGCGTTAAGGGAATTAAATCGTATTCCTTATCTAATCCGGCTAATATATCGTTATACTCATCGAATACGTCGGGTTTAACCTCTACTGCCATATCGTCTAAACTTATGATGCAGTCGGTTTGCATGAATTTTCCCGACCAATATTTCTCCCAACTTAACCCCAAATCGTTAGATTTAACGATAGTGACATAATACACCGTAGAGAAATCACACGCCATTATAAACTTATAATCGTCAAAAGTGTAAGTTAACTTTCCGCTTAACTTTTTCCTATAAAATTGCTGCGAAGTCTCTAACTCATACTCTAAGTTTAAATCGTCTTTATATACCGGCTTTGTGTATTTGAATGATGCTTTTAAAACGGCCTTATTTCCATCCCTTCTTTGCGATACGACTATGATTTGACAACCGTCCGGTACATCTACCGTTAAATTGAAGTTTGCATCTGAAATGGAGGTTCCGCCCCCTTTCATAAACTTTTGTAGATGTACATCAAAATACATTGCATATCCTTGCCGGAGACGGTTATAAGAGCCTATAATGTTTATACGCATTCCGGCTGACACCGGAAAAACGTATAAATCGCTGTACATATCAGTAATCACGCTACCGCCCGCGCTTATGGAGCTATCTTTAATAACATATAACGGCTCCATTTCGGTTAATTCGGGGTTATATCCGTATTCTTGATAATCTACCGAAAGCAAGAATTTATATATAGGGTTTATCATCTTAATTTCCTTGTTAAGTTCTTATATTCAATTATAATTCTCCCGTCTTTATCTAAGTATGTACGCCTTTCGCCTTGTTTCTTTATTGCGTTTACGTCCCTTTCTAATTTGCTTAAATCCGCACCGGAACTGGCACCAATAGAAATCAGGTCTGCCCCTTTGTATGCGTTTAGATACTTATGCGCAAACGTCCCGTTATTCATAGAGTTTATCACGTCCGGAATATATCGACGGAAACGGCGCGAATTTCGTTTGTTTATCACGGCAAAAAATTCGCCGCCTTCTGCCCTGCGTCGTGTACCATCCGGTTTTTGACCTAAATCTATATCGTTTCCGGATTGATGGCTACCACCTTGCAAAAGTTCAACAGTTCCTTCGCCATACGTTTCAGTACCTGAATTTTTCGCCATTTGTGCAGCCTTTATCTTAGATGCAGCAAAGCTTCCCCACATTACAGCAATAGCCGGAATCGCGCCCCATATACCCAACTGCCGCCAGATTAATGCGGTTGCCGTCACAAGCGAGCTAATTTGCTGTGCTGTGTCTATTGCTTGCTGCTGACGTTGTGCCTTTTGTTGCTCTTTCAAGGCTTTTTGTTCGTTCTTTTTGGCGTCTTCTAATTCTTTTTGTGCATAAGCTACATTTGACGCGTATCCGTTTGCCCTTGCTTGTAATTCTGCCTCTAATGCCGTTTGCGCGGATTCTACTTCCTTTTGTGCCGCTTCTACCGCCCTATTTGCCGCATCGACTTTAGCCTGCGCCAACGTATTCAACGCCTCTATGGCATAAGACACAGAAGTATTTATGGCTTCCTTTTGGTCATCATTCAGATTAAGCCCTAAAATACTATATATATCCTGCGTTTTATCTTTCTTTTTTGATTCCTCGATTTGCTGGTTTATTCGTTCTATTTGGTTTTCTATCGTTTGTACCTCAACATCAGACATTTTAACCGCTGCCTGCTGATTTAATTCTAAAATCTTATTTAGCCTGTCTTTTTCAGCTTGCAGCCGGAATTGTGTTTTCTTTTCTTCCGTTGTCTTTAGTAAATCAAACTCGCTTTGTGCAAGTGCCTGTCGTTGGTCAAAAATACGCAGTTCCGCTTGTATCTGCTTGTCGGCGTATTCCTGAATTAGAGCCGTTCTTTGTGTATCAAATCCGGCATTTATCGCGCCGGTATCTTGTCTCTGTCCGGCAGGCTTCTGTTGGTTTTGGAGTTGCGCTGTTTGGCGTTCATTTTCCAAAAGTTCCAACCTTAAAGCCTTTTCTTCCTGTGTGCCCGCTTTAATGGCTTGTAGGCGCAATTCAATACTTTGCTTTTGTAGTTGCAATTCTTGCAACTGTCGCTGCTGCTCTATCTTTAGCAAATCATTCGTTAAACGTTGCTCCAGCACCAATATAGTAGCATTTATAGTTTCCTTTTCTGATTCTGTGATACTTTTTTCGGTCTCTAATTGGTGCGTTAAATCTTCTATTTGGCGTTTATATTGGTATTCTGTTTGCTTACGCCTTTTTTCCCATTCGTCGGCCTCTAATTGTAGCTGTGCATCTTGTAATTTTCTTGTAGCCTCTAAATTTCTTTTATAGGCCGCCTCCACTTGCTTTGCTTGCTTATTCGTATCAGTACCGCCAGTTTTAACCGAGGGCGTTTTAGTCGTTACCGCAGCCGTCGTTTTCGTTGATGTGTCCGGCGTACCCACATTAACCGGAATGGTTAACGGTGGTATCTTCTTTTGCATCCGGTTTATGCCATTATTAAGGCTTTCCGCAACATCTTTTATCTCTTTATTGATTAGGTCGCTAAAGGCTGTCCCGAACTCCGTAAAGCCTTCCTTTACCCCGTCCCAATCTAAAGAGAATGCAGATTTGAATATTTTTCCGGCGGCTTGTATCATATCTATTAAAGCCCCGAAAAGATTCCCTATCGTGTTAAATACCGTCTTAAAGACTTCCGGAAGAGCCACTACAAACGCTCTAAATAGATTGCTTTCATTGTATAGCTCAATGAAATAATTTATCAAAGAAACGACACCTTTTATCAAGGCCGTTAAGCCCTGATTAATGAACACCTTTATAGAGGTTGTAAAGCCCTCAAAGCTGCCACCCGTAGCATCAAACAAACCTGCTAAAGCGTTTTGTAATTCAATCTCGCTTTGTAGTTGTTCTTCTTGCAACCGCCCTAATTCGCCGGCCTTGCTTTTTACCGTATCTAAATCGGTAGATATATCTTTTAATGTCCGAAGGTATTGTAACCCTGCATCCTCGCCGGGACCGCCGAAAATATCCGCTATTGCCGTTCCCACACTTTGTGCGCTGTCCGGCAATTCGGACAACTTTGCGGAAACTTCCTGCATTACCTGGAACGTTGTCTTTGCGCCGGTCTGCAAGTCCTTTTGTACTTGTGTGGATGAAATGCCGATTCCATCAAGCGCGGCAGCGGTTGCCGTTGTCATTTCGCGTAACCGCAAATTACCCTCCTTTATAGCGTCTACTCCCTTATCAGAGAAAATACCGGCCTTATTGGTTTCGGCTACAATAGCTACAAACTGACTTGCGGATATTCCGGCCTCCTTAAAATACGCAGGATATTCTTTCAACGTATTTAAAAACTCGCCGTTTGCATCCCCACCCGCTATAAAACCGTCTTGTATTAATTGTATTGCTTCGTCTGCTGATATACCGAATTGTTTCGCTAAAGCATTTGCGGAAATAAGCGTTTCTTTGAAATCAGCGTTAAAAGTGTCGGCTACTGCTTGCACTTGATTTCGGAACGCCTTTAAATCATCGCCGCTTTTTCCCGTAAATTGTTGGGTTAATCTTGTAGCCTCTACTAATCCGGCGTTATAATCGTACCAAAACTTAAACGCCACACCGGCTCCGGCGATTCCGGCTATTGCTAAAAATACGGGATTTGTCATTAAAGACATTAGGGTATTTCCTAAAGCCTTTGCGCCGTCGGACATTGCGGCAAACACCTCCTTACTTTCATTGCCGCCACGGCCTAAAGCTAAAAGACTCTCCCCAAAAGAATTATTAAGCCCTAAAGCCTCTTTTAGCCTATCCGCATACGAAATAATTGCGTCGGAAGCCTCCGTATAATTACCAACGTTGAGATTGGTTTTTCCGGTGGACTTCTGATACTCATTCATAGCGCTATATAGTTCACGGGTTTTTGTTATAAGCCCCTCTTTTGCTTCGGCCTCCTCGCGTTCGGCCTTGGTCATATTGTTAAGGTAGATTTTATTCAATGAATACTGCGCCGACAAACGATTATAACTACCTTCTGCGGACTGATTCAGCTTTATAACAAGTTTGTTTATTTGGTTGGCTTCTGTCTTTGCGAGATTAAGCTCCGCAATTTTTTTAGCCGTTTCACTTTCAGCGAAAGCAAGTTCTTTTTGTGCTCTTGCTAACCGGTCTGCATCGTCCGCGCTCTTTTTCGTTTTCTTTCGTCCGTCTTCTGTCGCGCCGGATACCTTTTCCAATTCTTTGGTTAACTGTATTGCTTCCGTCCGGATATTCTTTAATGCGTTCGTATATGTATCCGAAAGTTCATCGAGTTGTTTTATAAGCTCTGTTATTGAATTGTCAGGGCTTACCAAATCGGAGTATTTAATTGCGTCGTTATCTGCCATGATTCTATAATTTTAATTTTGCTCAAATTTTAAATATAAGACGTGTTTTCATTAATAAGGTAGTATCACCCCACAACAAAGATAAAAACGCCCCTATCGCGATTATTTCGCCTTACTTCGGCGTTTTAAGTCTTTGACCATCTCCTTAATGTATTCAAAAGCGTTATAATATGCCAGTACTGACATGTTTTTCGGGTCTGTATGTAAATGCTGCGACAACATTAAGCACATCTTTTCAAACTGTTTATCTTGCTCTATCTCTACACTATCGGAACCGGAAAACGATTTAGGATTAAAGTACGTTATTAACTCTGCCGTTATATCGTCTATTTCCTTTTCTCTCTCTGGCTTGCTTCCACCGTCTATAATGGTTTGTAGTATTAGAACTGTACGCCGCTTTAATTGGTCATAATATTCTTTTACCGTTGCATCATCGAATAAACGGGGGAAATATATTTGCAGCTCCCTATCTATTTTTTTTTTGACCGCTTCGATTGAGGCGGCTAAATCCTTATACGGGACATCGGCGAACATATCCACTATCTTTTTTAACCCCTCATCTGAAAGGTCGTCACATGGTTTGCCGTCTATGCTTTTAACCAATACGGCAAAGGCCAAATTTCGCGGCGATACGCCCGATTGAATAAAGTACACATTTTGGCGTATATTTTCAAGCTCTGTAATAGCCTGCTTATTGTCATTCTTTGCCAAAAAGGCGGCAATACGCGAAATATGCTTATCAAAATCCGCTATATCCGAACCTATACCGGCATCGACTAAAAGCATTTTATTATACTTGTGGAATCGTGTAACCGGAAGATTTTCTATATCATCGTAAACCTCAATAGTTTTACCGGCTAATTTTAATGTCTTCATAACATTTTACGTGTTAATGCGGTTGAAAATACGGGGATTAAAAGGAAATAACCCTCCCCTAACATTATAGCAAATAAGACAGCGAAAAAACACCCCGTCCACCATGAGAGGCAGAAATTACACTGAAACATTTCACTAAAGAAATCATTTCCATGTACCTGCACATATTCAATAACACCCCATTTTTGCAAAAGCAAAAGAACAAAAGCGGCGGCAAACGCTACTAATAGCGTTACCACCGAAAACACACCTAGAAACAAAAACAAATTTATCATAACTCTATATTATACATGTTTCAGTAACCTCCATAATGCCTTCAAATCTGAATCCCCCATAAGGAGCCATTAAAAACTGATTATCCACTTCATCCAACGAAAACCCCCTATATATGTTTTCTGCAAGCTCGTAGATTCTATTTATTTCTATCCGGCCATCCTTTAGCCAAAAACCGCCGTTTAAGACATCTAATATATCGCGCTTAATCCTTTCTTTGTTCCGCGTATTGGGGTCATTGAATACCGTGCGATAATCAAACCATACAATAAGGGAAAAAGGGCTTTTTAGCCCTATTGACTGTTTCGGTGTCCAATCTACCGTCTGCGGGTCGTCAATCCAAAAAAAGGAAAAGTTCCCTATTCCTGCATCAGGCGTTACTTCCTGATATTCATTTCCACCTATATAAATATTCGGTGTATATATCTTCTTTTGGTTTGCGCCGTATTTAACAAGCCTTTCCGCACGTCCGAAAGCCTTATCTAACCACCCCAAATTGTCCGTTAATCCGGTCTGAATGTTATTAATAACAACGTCTAATAATTCGGGTGCCTTAATTATTGGCGCTCTTGTATTATTTCCCATATATGTACTCCTTTGTTTTAGCTTTTAATTCGGGATATATATACGCCCAAATCAATATGATTTTATTTTCTTCCGTAAGTCCTAATATTTGCCGCCCGTAACGCTGTATTAAATCCTCTGTTTTCCAATCTGCCGCCTTTATCGTGAATTGTTGCGTATCGGCTTCCACATAAAAGGACTGCTCAAAGTCGCCCTCATCCCGCAATGTTACGCGGTTGTACGGTTGGCCTTTCTCCTTTTTAATTTCAATCGTTAAGGGGCTATAAGGTGCGTAATCCATGATATTCACGCCTAAGCGGTTTACACCCTGTTCATATAATTGGTCTTCGGAGTTCATATCTGTTATTACGTACTCGTTTTCCAATATTATAGACTGAATCAACCGCCCCGACTGGAGTAACTCGTTAAACTCTGTCACACGTTGGCGCAAATTATCAATTAGTTTCATACGGCCTTATATCTCACCCCTCTATTATTGCAGGACAAACAAACGCGGTCCAACCCTTGCGTATCTAATTTTAATGCCTCATAGGCTTTTTTCAACTGATACCCCAAACCGCCCGGGCGAACCCCCGACGTATTCCCATCAAGTTCATATAGAATATCTGTACGCGTCGCATTTGATTGGTACCGATTAACTCGTACATTAGGATTCATAGCTAAAGCGCGTAAAGCTATTACGGCTACTTGCTTTTGGATTACGTCCTGGAATATCTGCCGTTGTGATATAATGAAGTCCGTTAAATCACAACCGACCGTTATTTCACAGTTTAACCCGTAATTCTGCGTGTTGGTGTACATTGTATATGCTATATCCCACAATTCCGGATATTCCGCGAATGTTTCCGGCGCATTGTACATAAACGGCGTAACTTGCAAATATTTCGTTAACTCTCGCCATACTTCCACCGACCCAATATTACAAGTTCCGCAAGGCTCACGGCTCCAGTCTTTAGATACGTTTATAGCTTCCATTCCTTGCGGTAATTCGTCCTGATTATAACAAAGGAACCAACTGCCACCGGAATTATTATCTTTGCTAATATACGGTAAAAAGCAGTCTTCCAAAGTAAACCATTGAAAGCCGCCGTTTTTAACCTGAAAATCTAAATCAAAAGTTTTTATCGGGTCTATTTGGGAAGAGTGGAAAAGATACATTTTTACTATGCCCGTTCCGCCGGTCATTTGCAACCCGATTTTTTCTATTTTGGCAGTCACACCTAAAGCCCGAACCGGAACGATTTCAAAGCCTACCAGTTTATGCGTATTTTGCAACGTTGCTCGAATACGGCCTGCACCATCAAAGAAAGTGCGTCTTTCTAATAGATTGCGCGTTTCCTTATCAAGCTGTTTTATTTGGGTAAATGTTTGTATCGCCGTTGCAATACCATTACGCGTCACTCTCTCCAAAAAATCCGATAATATATTATAGGGCTTCCAAAATAATACACTCTCGCCGGGTATCTCATTTGTATTATTATCCCTTATTGACTCCCAGTATAATTCATCGTCATTCCCGTTAAGGTCATACTGCACAATGGTACCGGCAGAATATGTTTCCCTACTATTCCATTCCGGATATTGATACCCCCAATCATCCGGCATTATCGCACGCATTGTGTCTAACGTTAAAAGAGGGTGCGCGCCCTGAAACATTAAACCGCTTTCGCTTTGCGTTAAATCCGAATCTATCGCCTCCTTTGGGTTGTATGATTGCTCCCACCCACATACGTGTAATAACGCGTCTTGTATTTCTTTTATACGGTACATGATAATTCTAACATTTTTATAACTGCTTATATGGCGCAAATAATAATGACCCATTTGCAAAAGACGGTCTATCTACAAATGGCTGTTTCTTATCAGACTTGATAATAACCGGATTTTCCTTAGTATTTATAATTCTTACTTTCATAACAAAAGGATAATATCCGGAGGCTTTAAACCTCCGGATATTGTTTATAAATTAACTACTCTAAACGGCCTTTTGCGAGAACGGGGTCTTCCTTCGTGTTAGTGACTTTGACATCAATCGCACCACCATCGGCACCCAAGTTCGTAACATATACCGGCATGCCTAATGGCTGGTCTACCGGACGTGCGGCAATTTCGGCCTTTATAATCGGGTTTGCTACTGTTGTAGCATCGCTATTATAAGCTACCAAGAAAGCCACATCTACACTAAAGCCGAAATATTCCTTAACGGCACACGTCAAATCGGCAGTAGCATCGCCAGCAATTTGCGACTGGTCACCGACAGCCGTATAATAGTGTGAGCCGACCGGAAGATTAATATACGGCAAACGTACAACATCCCATTCATGGAAATTAGCGCGTGTCCGGCGTAACGCTTCACGGTCTACGCGAGTAAGTACGCCTACATTTCCATCGGCAACAGCGTAGAACGTTCCGTTTTTGCCTGCTTCGTTCGTTACGTTGTTCGTGTAGTGCAGTACTTTGTTGTCGTACTCCATACGCTTATTGACGTCGTTATATACGCCGTGTTGTGCAAGTTTACGTACAAGTGAATCTACACCGGCATTCCCGATAATGTGGATATATTCGGGGTAACAGTTTGCACGCATAATCGGGTTAATGTCGCCCAAAATCTCCGTGCCCATTTGCGTAGGCACTTCGATTGTGTTTCCTGTAACCGTATAATTAAGCTTGTCTTTAAACACTTGCGTCTTTCCGGCTTCCAATGATGCAACGGCGGCCTTATCCAAAGCGTCAGCAAGTGCACGCGTTGTTTTTTCCATCTTACGGAAGAAATCGTGCTCATAGCTGATTTCGTTGTTTGTATAAGCCGCCGGAACCATAGTAAATCCGATTGCGTATGTCGCCCAAACAATAGTATAAAGCGATGAAGTGTTTTCATCGTCTTGAATAACGCAGGAGCGAACGTTAGACACTTGTACATTTCCATCGTAATCAATTACGGGGATTTGTACGGTATTGCCAATAGAAGCGAATGCACGCTCACGCAATTTAGGCGAAATTATAGAGGTCGCCGAATCGGTTTGCTCTATAAAAAAATCAAGTGCGCCATACTCGCAGGGGCGGGTCATATTCCTATCAAATTCAGGGTTTTCTACCCGCCAATTTTGTAATCTTGTTGCTACTAAACTCATAATACTACTTTTTAAAATTGTTATCTAATAGGGTTGACCCGTTACCCTTGTTTGCTTTTTATGCCGTTTCCGGTAATGAAGAGATATTATTATCTTTCCAGGCTTGCGTCATAGCCGCGTCAAAATCAGCCGACCCAATAGTTAAACCTTGTGCTAAAAGGTGGTTTGTGATAGCCTCATACGCTTCATTACGGCTTTTGGCTCCGCTCACATCTAATACGGTCTGATTTCCCGTTCCACCCGTACCGCCATGAGTGCCACCACCACCGGCCTGCCGACCTTCGTCTAAAACGCCCATAGTTTTCAACTCTTTTTGTAACAAGTCAGAGGCACCAAACGGGTTTAATTGATTGTTAGGGTTTCGCATAATGGCTCCGGTTTCGTCCTTAAACGCCAAAATTTTGCCGCCCTTGCCATCGTCGATATATTCGGGATTCATGCCCTTTATTTTTTCCGTGGCTTGCTGCAAAATTACGCGTGTAACGGCTTCCGGAAGTCCGGCTTTAAACTTAATACCGCCTGCGGCTGTTTGTAACTCGCTATCGATTTTAATCGCAAACAGTTCCTTTTTGTGCTCCTCTTGAATATCCGTGTACTTTGTATTCAATTCGTTGTACTGTGTAGTAATGTTTGCTAAATCGGCTTTTGCTTGTTTTAAAGCCTTTGCGGTTTCGGCATCTGCTGCCCCGTCTGCAATCGCTTTTTCAAGTCGCGCCTTTTCTTTTGTCAATGCGTCAATTTGCGATTTATAACCCGTTGCGGATTCGGCATCGGCTTTCATTGCTGACATGACACGCTTTGCGTAATCGTATGTCTTTTCCGTTCCATTCTTTGCGATTCCGGATACGGTCAGAATGTCATTATCTAAAGCCCCGTATATTTCACCGGTTTTTTTTGCTATCACACTATTTTCGTCATTTTCCGACAAAGTTATGATAGCTTTAATTTGTTCTTCGGTTAATCCCGATAACTGTGCGTTTGCCGCTAAAATCTCTCTTGTTAACATAATCTTTCCCTTTGATTTAATTAAGTTCTACCGTCTTCGGCGTACCGGTATTAACATCCATGATTGCAACAGAATACTTCGGGGATTCTGCCGCAGTGGTGTCTACCATATAGCCCAATACTTTACCGTGATTAACTTTGTTTGCGGCTTCTGTCGATACTACAATAACATCGGTAATTGTTCCCACCTTGATGCAATCAATAAGCTTTTGTTTTGTAGTTTCGTTCATCGCAGATAAAGCTCCGGTAATCTCGATAATCAAGTTATCTTGCTGTGCAATCTGTGCCATATCACTATAATTTAAAAATTAAACTTCTGTTTTCTCACTGTTTTTAGGCCGACCAACACGCCGCGCAGTCTCTGTCTTTGCCGCGTTATTGTCTTTTTCCTCTTCTTCCGGCTCTTTTAATTTGCCTTCGGCCTTTAGTTCTTCCAATATTTGCGCTCTAATCGCTTGCCTTTCGGCCTCTTTTTCGGCTTCTGCTTTGGCTCGTTCTTCGGCGGCAATCCGTTCCCTATTGGCTTTTACAAATTGGTTAGGGTCGTGTAAAATATCAACGGTGTACCCCTGTTTGCGGAGGTTGTGTAGTCCGAACGTCTCAAAGAATTTCTTTCCGAAAACTTGGATACGCGGTTTTGATAGCCTTTCGCCGGTCTCCGGATTGAATTTCTTGATTTCAATCCTACAATGGTACATGTTTCTTTCGTTTGACGGACAAATAAAGTTTTCAGGCGTTACCTCCAATATCCCAACGTCCTTAATTCGTCCCGTTTCTGTTTTCACTTGCATAGTCATACATCTTTTTAGTTATTATATCTATTTTCTTACTAAACGGTATTAAGCTTCCAAACTCTAATACGTTTGTATTCTCACGTTCAAAGCGTCGTACAAAGTTAGCAAAATTTAATTTAACCCTTAAATCATCTTCGGTAATAAGTTGTTTTTCAAACAGTGTTAACGCTTCCTCACGTGTTAAATGCCTATACGGCTCCAATTCCGACAAAATAAGCATCCTTTGTAACTGTAAGGGGTCATTCCTATACTCTGTTTCGATTATCTGATTTTGTAAAGCGTCTAACTCGCCTTCGCTCGCTCCGCTTTCCTTTGCCACCTTATAACGTTCCCTTAGTTCTGTGACATCATACAGATAAAATTCAGTACCTAAATTTACCTTTGCAGAAATAAACATATTTCCATAACGTAACCGGCATACCGTTTCATCAACAAACTGCTGCGCAGCCTCAAAACCTTTCTTTATCCGGTTTAAGATGGTGCTTTGGCTTTCAAAATTAGCCCTTATTTGCTGTTCGTTCAATGCGTCGCGGGTCGTTATTTCCTCATTTGTGCCGACAATAGCAGTAATTATATTCGTTCGGAGTCTCTCATCCTCACTTACGTTATAATCTAAACTATTACGGTCAACTGTCAGAATCTGCACGGGGTTTCTTAAATCCGGTTGGTTTTCGCCGTCCGGTATTGGTATCTCTACAAAAGAACCGGCACCTGCTATATGCTTATCGCCACATTTCGGGCAACGCATTAATAAACCGGCCATATCTAATTTGTAGTGCCCTTGTTTGTCCTTCAAGAAACCGCCGTCGCAATAGTCTCCGCTTTGGTCGTCCACAAAATCACAGTTTTGCTCATAGCCTGAATATATCGGATATGACCCGTATAAGTCTAAATGTCGCTTAGATATGTGGAAGAAAAGGTACCAATCTAAAGCCTCTAATTCCTTTGTTAACGGCGAAATCTTTATATCGGGGTCTGCTAAGTTTATAGATTCATTCCAAAAGAAACGAGCTGGGCAATACCCTAAATCATGCGCATTTTCAATTATCAAAGTTCCGATATTATTGTTTTTCCCTTCAAACACTCTATATCTTTCATCATCAATAACCGCAATACGTTCCCCCTCCTGCCTGAATATAATCCATTTCATTAGGCCGGTCGAGGCATCGACTTCATACGTAATAACATCAGCAATAGGCAACCAATAGAAATACGGCGTAGGATACCCCGAATCATTCTTTTCGGCAGGCATGTCTACAATAAGGACGCTATTTATTTCAGTCTTGAAAAATTCCCATCCTTTCCCCGACCAAATTTCCGGCTCATGCAGAACTTCCTGACGATAATACTCCCAGTCGTCGCGCTGTTCAGTATTCATAAACTGATAGTTAAACGCAGGGTTTCGCCCGTCAAAGATTCTGCTTAGCTTATCAAAACAAATTCCCGTTATCTCGTTAGTTTTAACGGGATAACGGAATAATGTTTTAAATATCTTGAATTTATCATTCGGTATAAGGTTTTGGACAAAAGCCAAAAAGTCAGTAACGGGGCCGCATAGGTTAGGCGTTAACGCAGTTTGTGCGTGGAACCTTATACGGCTTTGATGGAATAACGCCCTATTGATTACTTGGCGTTTCTTCGGCTCTGTTATCTGCTTTTTTATCTCGCTTATGTCTAATCCCATTTTCCTTAGTAAATTCAAAGGTTGAATCTTTCGGAAGCTCCCATCCGCCATTATTAGGCATCATTAAAAGCCTCTCCGCGTGTGCTATCTCAAAATCCTCCGACATGTTGTATTTTGGACAACATAACCGGACTTTCGTAGACTTTCCCATTATCCTGCCGGTTTTAGGTCTGTCAAAGGATTAAATTGGGGGGCGATAATTACCAAATCGTCCGACCAGTTAGGCAAGAAGCTCCACTGTATCGCGTTGCTGTCGGGGGCTTCTAAGCCGCCTAATGTTTTGTCACCGATAAACAAAGCGCGAATAGGAATCGGATAAAATTTCGTTGCTACCGCTGTGTCTTTAATTGCACCGATTGCTCCGTTTTCATCAAACAGAAATACGCCCAAATTATCCGCCCAGCTTTCGCACTGGAGTTCCTTCAAAGCCTTTATGATGTTTTGGGGCGATTTACGGATAACACCGGTAAACGGCGTAACCTCACGGCCGATAATTTCTTCAACACCGCCTAACGTTTCATTGCCACCGCCATAAGTACGAGGCGCGCCACCTTCTGCCGTCGGTGCCTGAATATAGGGCGAAATAGCAATCTTTGTACTATCGTCAGCCGAAATAAAGCCAGTCCACGAAGCAAGCGCCTTAATATCCTTCTTTGGATCTGCTGCGCTATCAAAAGCATTTTTAGTTCCATTTTCTTTTACGAGGCGTTGAAATGCAACCTTTTGAATCTGACCGAAACTTTCTACACAATTTGCAACGGGTATTGTAGGAATCGCCGCTGCTGCTGGACATTCGCAAATCATAATCAATTTTTTTTTGTTAATACTAATTTGATAAATTCTCCTTTAGGATGTGCCATATACTTCTACATAGGCAAAGGTATAAAAAAAGCTTTATTTTCCTACATATTAACGACTTAATTTTATATATTTGTCAATTTCGTACCTTTACGCCCCTATTTCCGTGCGCATAAGAGCGAGTATTACTGTTCATTAATTCTTTTTCATATATACCGGTTAATCCGTCCTCTATATCATCATGTGCATTTGCGGAGAAATCCCGTAGAAACGTTGTCACATGATTATATATATCTTTATACCGCGTTTCCCACCCAAAAGGCATAATTATCTGCGCGTTAACCATAGCACTATTTGTAATAATCCGGCTTTCTTTGTTTCCACCTTGATAAAAGGCTTCCGTAATTGCGCGTACTTTCTTGGTCACTAACTTTTCAAAACCGGCACCGCCGTTATTACTTTCTATCCATGCCTTTTGCGTCCCATTACGGTTAATCATGGCCGGAATAGTCACAGCCGTTACCTCCGTATTTTCTTGCGTGTATTCCATATCCGTAATGAGAGCGTATAAAATAGGCTCCCATCGCCGGAGCTTTTCATTGAATACCTCGTTTCCGCTCATATATATATCATAACATGCCGAAAATGTGTAATCGTCCCCTTCGTCGGCCACGTCGGTATAATTGCCGGAACGTACATAAGTACCCCAATCTTTTTTATCTATCCATGTTTTAAATGAATGCTGATATAAGCGACCCTCCGCGCTTCCGGGGTTTCCTTGGTACAAGCACTGAAATTGTACGGGGTCTAAAGCCTTTTGGGCCTCTAATTTTAACCGGCTATGTCTATTTTCCCATAAAGCCTCCCCGGGTTGCCGTGGGTCTATCTCTGTGGGGGCACTCGTTTTCAATGCTTCAAAGTTTATACGTACCCATGCGCCAGGCGGTATATTCGCAACATCTTCCCACGTTTTTATATCTATGACCTTTTCTCCGCTTTTTTCGATTCGGCCTATTAAATCATCTTCATGCCAACGAGTGAAAACGATTAGTTCCTGCGATTCATTATGTAAACGCGTCCTTACTACTGTTGTGTACCATTTCCACGCCGCATTACGAACTATTGGACTATTCCCTTCCGAATAGTCTTTATATACATCGTCCAATATAGAAATATCCACCGTTTTAGAAGTCAAAGAGCCTCCGCGCCCGACAACGCGAAGACTTCCTTTCTTTCCGACCATCTCTATAACATCGCTATTTCGTAAGTACGTGTTAGCCATTGTAACGACATTAGACCCATTTAGAAACGTATTAGGGAATAATTTTCTATATTCCGGCGTATCGATTATCCTTTGAACGTCTCTATTAAAGTCTCTGGCTATTGTTGCCGCATACGAACCGATACATATTTTTTTATTGGGGTCCAATCCTAATATAAAGGCCGGAGTCATTCGGCTTGAGCCTTCGCTGTTATGCGTAGGTACGAAATTACGACCAACTAAATAAATTCCGTCTTCTACCTGAATACAATTACCATACGCTTCATGTTTTATAGGCTCTATGCTTATAATAGACCGTCTTCGTTTTCTACTTTTAATTACTATACGTTTTCTCGCCACCCTTGTAGGATATTCAATAGAGGGATTGAAGCACAACTGATATACAACTTTTTTGCCTACAACTCCGCTACTTGATACACGAGGGGGGAAACTTGTAATAACGACACTTTCTCCTAAACTCCGCAATATCAAAGCCGACCGGTCTATTATATCCTTATTCGTGTTGCTTATTGTTACACGTCCGTTTTTCTGATATACATACCCGTCCGTATCAATCAATCCGGCAATAACTTGCTTTCTTGTTTCTATGGAATTAAATACAAATTCATCCCCTATATGCTTTTTATTTATATAACCGGTTTCTTTTAATGCCTTATAAAGTTCGCCCGAATAAAAAACGCGCGTTGTTGTTCCTTTAAGCTCATGGAATTTATAAGCACCATTATTAATTATTTCCGTGTCATTATTCCCTATATGAATACACCCTTTTTTTATGCACCCATCCCCAAGCCATGCTCCAAATAAGTACGGGTCTATTCCGGTTTCCCTATCATTGAATTTTACACACACATTAGCATCAACTTGGTATTTATAGCGTGAACCTCTCTTCCCGTCTCCCTTATATAACTTTCCTTCCTGATATATTTGTTTTGTTTCTACTTTTTCCCATTTATGTTTTGTTCGATTATATACTACCCATTCATGATTACCGTGGCATTCTATTTTAGAGCCATCAGAAAACGAAACCATATATTCGGATTTAGCTTTAGGCGATACCCATAAAACCTTTTTAGGCATGCCGTCCCTTCCTAATACATAATCTCCTACTTTTAAATCCCCATGTTTAACAAACCCATTAGGGGTTATAACTTCCTCATTATCAGACAAAAGCTTGCCATGCTGAGGGGGCGCCTGCACTATCATTTTGCGTATTAACCCGTGCGCAAACATATCCAACAACGTATAATATACTACGTGGAAAGGCTCTAATACTAAATCCGGCTGTATGTATCTTGCAAAGTTAATTAGACGCTTTCGGCCGGCCTCTAATACAAAAAGCTCTGAATTGTCTTTTATTGCAGAATACATCTTTAATAATTCGTCCTTTTTCATTTCTTGTAATACCTCCCTTTCTTTGTGGTATGTTCCCAAACAGCGGCATAACTAACCCCCATTTCTATGGCCTGCTCCTTAATCGACATTTTGCTATATTTGGGGTTATGATACTCTTTAGGGTCTATTTGTTTTCTCATAAGCCCCAATGATTTTGCCTTCTGATATATTCCGCGCTTGGTATGACGGGGTATTTTCTTTGAAATCTCATCTATTGTGCTGACTCCGTACTCATCCCGTAGTATTTGCACCTCTATTCTATGCCATGTTTCATGCGTCACGGCCTTTTTTACCTTTATTTGTTCCATAATTTCATAATATTAAATATTTTTCTTTCGGCTGATTTATAATTACTTAGTCTCACATAGCTCCGCGGGCGGATAAAAACCGTTTGTTAAATCTTTTTTAGGCTCAAATCGGTAACAAGCACGTTCACTTCTAACCATATATTCATTTGTGAAATGACATCTTACACAAATCGGCCGGCCTAATAAGTCATAATGTCTCTGGTTATCAGTAATCCACTGCCCGAAACGGCATTCTCCGCAATGATACGCCTTCTTATTCTCCGTCTTCTTCTGTTTCCTTATCGCCATTCTTTTCTAGCATTAAACGTTCATATTCCGCGTTTTGTAATTTGTCGGCTATGACAAATAACATATCATTCGGTATTACTGAAATATCATATTTCGGACCACTTGAATCTACCGATACGTTGACATTCGGCAGGTCTACCTTTACCGGAGCATCCAATCCCAACAATTTAGCGCGTCTTTGTTGAACGGACAAAACCAAATCTAAGTAACGCGGATTTCCGGCAAAGGTTTCACTTCTCTCCTTTTTTAGTCCTGATTGCCGTATCTTACTAACTATGCGCTTTTTAGACCTTTCCCACGCGTCCCATAATTCGGCCTCTATTTTATCAAGCTTAGAAAGCTCTTTTGTTATATATAGGTCTATGTTTTCTTCATGCTCACGTTTCCAATTAATCAAAAGCTGCTTTAAATCCTTGTACACTCGCATAGGAGGGACAATAGCGTAATCTAATCCCAGTTTTGCGTTGCGCTGGTTTAATAAATCGGATATTTGTCTATATGAATAGCCCCTCAAAAACAAGTCAGTACAAAATACTAAATCATTCTCGCGTTGTTCGGGGGTACGTCTATACCCATGCCTTAACCGTCTTAGTGGTTTATCTGTTATTTCTGTCATGATGTGTATTTTGTTTTATCCAATATGTATTTTTCTTGTCCTTTCTACTAAACGTATCACAGTGAAGGCTAATCGTTGGGCAGTCCTCTGCGGAAATCACACAAACACAGCATCTTTTCCCCATCCTTTTCAACTCCTGTGAGCATTGCACGCATTTTATTACGTCCCCTTTATAAATGGCACGTTCGCCTACCCTATACTCCTTCCTTGCATCAAACTTTTCCGGCCTGCTTATTCTCATGGTCTAATACACTTTTCATAATATCATAATACCCTTTTTTATCTAAGAAAATACGTTGAGGATACGGTATTATTTCCCCCTCCATAAAGGGTATATTATCCATGCCTAATTGCCCCTTTACAGGCACTTCTATAACTTTACGGGGGTTACGCATCATCCAACCGTAACCGGACTTTATTTCCGCTCGTTTTTTTATTGGAATACGTGTACATAACCAATCGTCCTCCGTGAAATCCTCAATCCGTTTAACGTCATACAGTTCTACCAAACCCAAAGCCGCACCACTTATCAAATGAGGATATACAGGTTTTGCCGAAGAACATATAAGAAGGTCTCCTCTATAATGTGTGTTACGGCTTCTAACCTCAATACTTTTAATGCCATAATTTACTCCGTCTTCCTGGTAGGCAACCGTTACGAGGTCATTTGCATACGGTTGTTTTACTGTTAACGCCTTATATATATCATAGGATTCATACTCTGCCATAATAAACCTCCTTTCTTAGAATGGTAAATCGTCATTTGGGTTATTATGCCCGTTACTTGGTGCCATTTCCGGCTCCGGTGTAGGTGGCTTATTTTCGTCTCTCTTGGGGGTTAATAATTCCATGCTATAACCATACACCTCCGTAATATATCGGGTTATTCCTTGCGCGTCCTGATAGCTGCGTGTCCTTAACTCGCCTTCTATATACACTTTGGTGCCTTTGTTTATATAGTTATTCGCTACATCGGCCAACCCATTTTGTAATACGATATTATGCCATTCGGTTTTATCAGGTATTACCGTTCCGTCTTTCGCGGTATATCCTTTCTTTGTTGTTGCAATACTGAACTGCGCAACCCTACCGCCGTTCTCAAACTGTTTGTAATCCGGCTTCCTTCCGGAATTACCTATTAACATAACCTTATTTAAACTCATAACACAGCAGATATTATAGCATACATTAGACTATAAACAGCCCATATATATGCGGCAATAGTAAATACACAAAATCCAATAAACGTAACCTTATACGCTGTTCTCGTTTTAATCTTCATATCATTTAAATTTTATACAGTCAAACAAATACTCTTTTTTCATATCAGACCATCCTGCGTTGTCATTTAACGCCCTACGGTCAGCATCATACACGAACTCACATATAAACCCTCCGGTTTCGATGGGTTTTATTATGCGGACCAATTTACCCACAATTAAAAAACGCTGTTTGTAGTAGCTACTATTTTCACTTATAAAAGCTATCCGGCGAACCGCATTTAATTCAGGCTGTTTTTTGATTTCCGGCCTTTTTTCCTTTTGGTGGTATGTTTGTACCCTATTAAAGTCGCGACGCATAGAATCGCGTGAAATAGCCCTAAAATCCGTTTCTCTTTTTTTAAGTCTCATTTATACAAAGATAGATATTCTTTTTTCATTAAATCGATTAGCATACAGTTTCCCGGATATATTCGCATTCTTTCACGGTCGCCGTTTTCCCACCGGCTATGAGCCTCAAAACACAGTATATTTATATTTCGTGGGTCTGTTGCCATTTCAGGATACGCGCCACGGGTTAATATGTGCGAACAATATACGGCAGAATAATTATATAACGGCCTTAATGTCTCTTCGCAATAATGCGGTTTATTCGCCCAAATCCAACGGAAAAACTTTTCATTTGCTTTCATCGTATCAATAACGCCACGCCCGAAAAGCTCATTTTGTATATCTATGCGTAACCTTATATCCATTTTGAAATGTTTGTAATCTAAGAGAGGCTTAAAGCCCCTCTTAGTTGCGTAGTCATATTCTTCGCGGTCTCTAATCTGAATCATTTTTTAATAATCTTCTTCTGTATCGTCGTCCTCTTCTTCCGGCTCTGTGTCGTCCGCCTGATATGTTTCAGCGTAGGCCTCCGGAGTTGGCTCTCCGTCCTCGCCAAACAATGATAATTGCGCCCGTTTCCCTTTAAACAGGAACAAATAAACTTCGCTTTCGATTTCGGAAAGAATATCTTCCAATTCTTCTTCGAACCCGAAACTAACAGAGCTTAATTTAATGCGTGGACTATTAATGGCCGTTTTCATGTTATTATAGACGGTATATAACCCCGTAAGAATAACACCTACATTATCATCCTGCCCACTCAAAGACACGCCGCGAACCTCTATATTTTTAAGAACCTCATCGGCATAACCACGCGCAAAATCCTGCTGTTTTTTGTTAGCCTTGAAATCCGTAGATTCAATAACCGACAAGAACGACGTAATATTAAATATACGTCCCATAATAGGCCGCAAGCGTTCAAAGCATTTGCGCAAATCGGGATGTATATCTTTTGCGCTCTCTACATGATACTTATTAGTGTAGCTTTCATTTCCGGAGACTTCTGTCACCTCATAATGTACATCTAATCCTCCATCTTTTACTAATTTTACCTTTGACAAAACAAAGGATTTCTCATTCGGAATTAACATCACATTTTCTGCCATAATGTTTTTTTAAAAATTAAAAATCATTTTCGCCTAATAAGGCTTTAACGTTTGTACTTGTATCATCAACCACCTCCGGCACACTATTTATCGGCGTTAATACTGGCGAGGGGTCATTAAATTCTATTGAACGTTTTACCTTCTTTGTTTTCTTTTTTGGTTTCGTTTCTTTTTCAAATTTGACCTTTAACTGCTCCGGCTCGTATTCCTTTGGCTTCAACTCGATAACGCCTTTATCTACCAATACAGGCACACAACGAACTAACGCCCTTACATCATCTAAAGCATTATGCGCCGGGAAGTGCTCGCCGGGGAATAACTTTTCATAAAGTTCAGATAGTTTGGGGAATTTCCCCGGCTTGCCGTTTTCTTTTAATTCTCCTACAAACTTAATGGTTTTCATCATAGTATCAATGCGTTTTCCCTTGAAAAGTGCATCTTCTACGTTTTTACTCTCATAATACTCCTTTCCCATTAAACGGAGAATCATGGCTTTTATTATAGACGTATCAAAGTATATGTTATGACCTATCAGCAAACGAGCCTTTAAACAGTCCTCTATAAATTCGCCTATAATATCTGCGAACCTTACGCCATTCTCTAAAGCTTTTAGCTGAGTAATACCATGTATTGCGATTGATTCTTCCGGAATATCCCAAAATTCAGGATATATAATAAAGTTTCTTTCTTTGCCATTAATTACCCATGCAATTTGCACAATATTAGGGAATGTTTCAAAATCTTCATCCCATTTAGCTCCCTTAGAGGGAATTCCAGTAGTTTCTACATCATAGAAACAAATATTATCTAATACGTTCTTATTCATAAAATAACTCCTTTTGTTGTTCTATATTAATTGTCTTTTTTACATATTCTGCATGCGCCACCCACACACAGCCACATTTAAGGCATTTCAACCGGCTAAACCCGTGGGGCGTATATTTATATCGTATAATACGCCAACTTTTTAACGGGTAACATTTACGGCTTTTATGGCATTTACAAAACATTCTTTCTTATTATTATTGCTCGTGTTTCTATTGGTGTGCCGCTGCAATAAAACTCACCTTGTGGTATGTTGAATACTTCACCATTCACAGAAGAAATCCATGCGCGGAAATCTTCGCATTTCTTTTCATTTGAAAATTCCCAATGCTTACTTGTAATGGCAGCCAACGTACCGCCTTCTTTAAGAAACTCGTACATCATACGCACATGGTCTATGTCCTGATTGTGTGAAAATGGCGGGTTCGCTATTATTTTAGAATATGTTGAATGTTCCCCCTTCGTGAAATCATCGCCTAAAATCCTTACGTTTTCCATCTTTTGCAGGAACTCCTTGTTTTCAGGCATCAACTCGTAACAATCAACAATGACGGACGGATTAGAGCGGTGTATGGATTTTATTAGACCTCCACGCCCTGCGCTTGGTTCCAACACGCTATCCTCATCGGAAATTCCACCGGAAATCATGACTAACCAGTCCGCCACATTGGGCGGAGTCTCGAAAAATTGAAAATCCTGTTGCAAATTGCACCGTTTCCCATCGTGTAGTATCGAGAATACGCGTTCAGCATTGAACGGGAAAACAAATCCTTGTACCTTTCCCCCTCTCCAACTTCCCCCTGCTTCCTCAATCCATTTCTTTGCCTCTGCGTACGACTTCTTATTGAAATTGATTCTTGGAAGCTTTAATATGTTGTTTTCAAGCGTGCAATGTTTTAAAATGTCCTCTACGCACCATTTATTCCCATCGTCAACTTTTTCACTTTTTTTAGATGCGATTACATCCGGAGCAAGCATGGAGCTTATTTTGCTTACCATCTTATTAGAGGCATCCATAAATACGTTTACACTCCCAATGGCCTTAAGGAGGAACTCGGTATCCACGTGCCCCGTTTCGTCGTAGATATCTACCCCGTCCGACAGTTCCGACAACGAATTCAACATTTCAACGCTACCAGCTAACGCTTCGAGTAAAACTTGCTTTTTGTTCTTCATAACTTTTCTGTAAATAAATTCTTGTTGTGTCCATGTTTGCATGTCCCAATAAGTCGGCGAGCAGCACAATATCATGGTTTTTCTTTAAAAACATTTTTGCAAAGAAATGCCTGAAGGCATGCGGGTGCATCTTTTCTAAAGGAATGCCGCA